GGCTATCAAAAAGGCTACTGCTATGCCCATGATTAACATTATGAACCACGGTATCCATCCCAAGAACGTGAATGTAGACAGAAGTCCTATGAACACGACTGACGGAACAAGTCCTTCTCTTGTTGCGAATCCTACTGCGGCAGCCCCTAATGTGCTTAACAGAAGTCCTAACATTGCAAGTGCTGATCCTGCACTGACTCCGAATATTGCGCCTATCGGTGTTCCAAGAGCGGAATTCAAACCTGTTATGTCTGATGGAAGTTGTCCTTTATTCACTGTCCCGTTTATAGTGAAGTTTGCAGGATGGAAGCCATCAAAACATCCATTAAATGCCCATGCTCCTAATGCTTGCTGCTGGCATACTCCGTTTTGTATTACGGCACATCTTCCAGCTTCAAAGCTGCAATACCATGATGTTATATTGTAGTTCGGATACTGTGATATTATTGAGGCAGCATTACTTTCACATATCGAATTTGTTTCAAATACATCGAATTGTAAGCAGCCGCGTGCCGGTGTCAGCCTTGTAGTGTAAAAGAATGGTTCGCTTGTCACTGTTATGTTTATCATCTTTGTTCTGTAATTCGGGGCTGTCACTGTCACATTGTGTGATCCTCCGTTCATGCCGTAGAATGATGCTATTTCAACTTTTTCTTCCCTTGTTTCATTGGCGAATATGGTCTGCGTCTGCAATGGCTGAAGGCTATCAAGTGATACATAAGCCTTGATTGGAGTTCCGATTTCATTCTCTACAAGTATGTGAATGCCTGTCGTGATTCCCGCAAGTTGTATCTGGAAGGGAGATGCAGTGAAGCTCAACACATTGGATGTAAACGAAGCATTGGCTTCTGATGTTCCTGCAACCCAATACTCATAGTACGCATTCGCCACTATATAGCTGCTGTCTACTATCAATGAATGGCTTGTTCTGAAGCTTGTTGTGTTGCTCACTGTTATCAATGGTGACCATCCGCTTTCTGTGAGATAATGCAGATATAAGATAGATGTCAGTGATCTACTTGTTTGCCACGACACTGTGAGGTTTCTGTTTGATTGCGGGGGCTGGGGATTGAGTTGGAAACTTGAGAACGATGCAAGTTCCGGAGAATAAAGGGCATAGAAGAACTTTGTCACTGACGTTGATGTGTTCAGCCATTTCACTGCACCATAATACTGATGCCCGTTATGTTGGCTTGAAAGGTTGAAACAAAATATCTGGTAACTTCCGACAAGCGAGTTTATGCTTGTCTTTGACGAGGTTGAGTAAGTTATTCCTTCTGCTCCACAGTTAACATCATCAAGATCATTGTCTGTCGTTAGTGACGTGCCTACAAGCGCATTTGGTATGCCATGAAGCGAATCCATTGCATTCGAAGTGTTTGTATATACAAAGTCTGCCTGATCGTAGTTTGCCGTGCTTGCTGTTCCGCTTTCAAAGTCAAAATATGTCTGTATAACTCCTGTTCCTGTTATCTGTGCGGTTGAATAGTCCGAAAGTTCGTAGCTCATGAAGGGCGTGTTATTCCCGAATCTTATTGAGTGTGCGTTCGCTGTGTTTCCTACTGATGCGCCGCAACCTCCTTCTGCATTGAGGTCAAAAACGAGAGTGGTGAATGTATTGTTATAAAAATCGGCGATTGTTTCGACGAATGCACTCGAAAATGTAGTGGCTATTATATCGGTTGAGTTTCTAAGCCCTGACTGTGTGCTTATCTTTGCGAGTGCTGTCGAATATGTCGGAAAAGTCCCGAATGCCCCTGAATTGTCAAATGTGAGCGTGTCATTGCTCCATCCGTCATTTCGGAAAAAGTATATTGACTTGTTTGCATTTCCTCCGCATGAATTGTCAACTCCCTGCATGTAGAGTTTTGCTGAATCGATGATACGTGTCTGAAAGCCTGTGTTGTTGAACTTCATGAATGTCCGTAAGTCTGCCGGTGTTCCTGCGGTGTATATGTAGGTGTATATTAGGCGCGTCAGATTGCCGTAGTTCATTTCAGACGAGAAGTTTACGTTTCCGAATGTGCCTACTGATCGTATGTCACCTCCGGTTATGTCATTTGATATGAAAGTGTCCTGATATGCCGGTGTTGTGTATGTTTCAGCAAAAACAGGCATGACAAGAAGTAAAGCGACGAGCATGAATGCAATTTTCATGCTTCTATTTGTGCACTAACACATAAATAATTGTGTTTGCATAAGATAGTCATGAAACTTGCTGTGTTTATGCTTGTTATTCTGATAAGTTCTGTCGTGTTTGCAGAAGAATTCGGAAAAGTTGACATCGGAATATGCGGAACTCTTACTCCTGCCATGCTTGCAAGACTTCGCACAGAATATCCGCAAGCGTCTGACATGATAGGTCGTGCATTTACGACAGTATCAAGCGTGTGCGTCACCATTCCTTCCAATTCAAGATCATCCAGTATAGCAGTACATGGAACAGAATACATTGTTGGCGACAATGGCACTGTGTTCATTCAGGTCGTATCAGGAATCGGCGGAGTAAACAATGCATCTTGCGAACTGACAATGTTCAATCCGAACAAGACAATTTCTGTAAATACAATAATGACATACATACCAAACAGTACCGGACTCTATGCGTATGACTTCAACGTGAATGATCCTGTTGGTGTCTATCCTGTCGAGGCATTATGCGTCACGCCAATAGAGAACAGACCAAACGTAAGGACGTTCTTGTCAAACATAACGAATGACATCCATATTCTTTCAAACTTTACAGGCGCACATTCTCAACTTTCGTTTGGAAGCATAGGAGGAGGAAATGAAGTTTGTGCCGTGCATTTCGAAGATGCTCCTGCATCATTCGGCGGAGATATACGAGTCATAAAGAACATAACAAAAATAGGCATGTGGTGGGATGCGTCTGCAACATCAGCAGTGACAAGCAAAATATATTTCTTGCGCCATAATTTCATGACTGGAGTCCATACAACCGTAGGGTTTACAGAACTTAATTTTACATTTAATACTACCAGTGCGGAACTTCGGACTTATCCAGACTTCACCACACAGATAAACCTTACATCTAATGAAGTACTTGCAGTAGAGCCATGCATACAGAAAAGCGGAGGGGCTTTCACGGTAATACTTCACTGGGGAAACGGAAACCCGTCAAACATGACGCGTGAACTTGGGGGAGTGAATCTGTCCAATGAGATAGAATATAGGGGAAGCGGAGAAGTTCATGTACGCCCTCCTCTTGAAACTGCAATAGACGAAACTCAACTTATATCAGCTCCGCAGAACTTTGCAGATGTCGGAGCTATTGCATTCGCGTCTGAAACTCCCACATACACATACTGCGCCGATACGGCCAATCTGACAGTCATAACGTCAAAAGAAAGATGCATCGGAGCTTCATGCACTCAGATAAGCACAAACTCGACTATCGTATGCCAGTTCGGCTGTGATGCAGGGACTTACCCTAACAAGTGCAAAGAGTCGCAGTCACAGACATTCCTTATACTGATGTTAGGGACTTTCGTGTTTATACTGTTCGCCGCATGGGCAATAACAAAATACTTCAGAAGGTAATGATATTCGCGGTCATGAAAGCACCATGATTGCCGCCAATAGAAATACAGGAGGTCAAGAACATGGCAAAGAAAGACAAGAAAAAGAAGAGCAAGAAATAATGATAAAGCATTAATTTTTTTGTTTTAAAACTGTTTTTGGAGAATGAAAGGCGTGAAAGATTTGTCCACGAAATAATAAGTCCTGTCGGGGCGTTGATAAGCTAAACAGTCAGTAAACTATTCCTTTCTTGCGTTCAGACCTCATCGTATCGAACCTGCTTCGTTTTTTCTTTTTCACAATATCACGTAGAATCGAATAAGCATTGTATGCATAATCCGTCATGTTCCGCCATTCTCTCGCCGCACATATAGCACAGATGCATGATCATGATGCCGATACGAACTCATTGCGTTTCTTTTTCTGTTTCTTCTTTTTTTTCATTTATGTTCAATTCCTTTATGTTGTTGTTGATCTCCGACAACAATTCAATTATACTGTCATTCTGTTCTATCAATGTCCTTGCAAGCCGTATCTTCTCTTTCTGCCATGACTCCGCTTTCTTCTCCGGAAGTGATGGCATTTTCATTTTTAACACCGGTCTTATCTGTCCTCTTGATGAAAGTATCAGTTTCTTTGCATGCATCTTTCTTGTCGGCCATGTCATGAACATCTGCATCTTCCTGACATGCACGACTATCAGCCCATCTTTTTGAGTTTGTTGCTCAATATTCTTCTGTGTCTTGACTCATCCCTCGCCAGACTGTACAGTTTATATTTTCTGTATTCCTTCGCCGCCTTCTTTTCGTCTTCAATGAAATACTTCAGCTTCTTTTCCGTCAGTTTTGCCATATACTATCTATTGCATTGCCATGTATTTATACATTTTAAAATGCCTTCATGCAACTTTCTCCGGCTTTTCCTTGTCTTTGAAGTCAAGTTCTGACACTTCTTCGTTTGTGTCGTATAGATTGAAGATAGGAAACGTCTTTATCTTTATGACCTTGATGAGTTTCATGACAGGCATCTCGTAGATGTAGAAGCTGCACCGCTGTGGAGGATCATTTCCGTCCATCTGTGGCATGACCACAATATCGGTCACTTGCCTTATGCGTTTGTCTATCTGCTTGAAGTATTGCACGGTGTATCCTATTTCTATTCCTCTCTTTCTTGACTTTGAAAGTATAGGGGTAACGAACCTGTTCTGCTTTGAAAATATTTTCCTTGAGTCTGCCCATGTCCACAACTCATCAGCCGCGAAGAAACCTTCCTGCATGTCCTCGATCTGTTCCGGTGTCGTGACAGGTATGAAAGGAAAGTTGAGCCTGTAATTCGCATAGACAGTCTTTCCCCTTGCATAGTTTCTTGCCGCCCAATATGTCAGTCCCAATGTCTTCCCTGATCCCAATGTGCCTATAAAGGCCATCAATGTCATAATATTCGCAACTCTCCAAACCTTCATGAATGTTGCCAAAAGACATAATCATTCATGATATATCAGTTTCTTCCTGTTAATTAAAAGCCAAAAAACAGCGAACACGCCTATCGGAAGTTCAATGTAAACTACTGCATCGGGACTTATCACTATGTTTTGTCCAATTGCAAGAAGAATAAGCTCTCCCGTTATGACGAGCGTACATGCCAATACATAGCCGAACATGAAAACATCAATTAGACTTAGCTTTTGCGCCATTTATCTCTATCACCTGCATGAATGGACTTTCCATGCTTCTTTATCTATTTTTCATAAATTGCATGGCATATAGGCGATCCTATTCCGTTTCCTATGCCTGCAAATAATGAAATTAATATCAAGTCTACCGGTTCAATTGCCATACTATCACCGCTTCTTCTTTTTCTTTCTTGGCATCTTCGGACATGCAGACCAATGATTGACAAGATCATTTGGAGTCCTTCCAACAAAATTACACCATCTGCATGTCTGCATATTGATCAACTGAATGCATGATGCCCTTTGTGCCCCAACGGCTTAAGGCATCCTGTCTTTCTTTTCCCGACTGTTTCCCTGCATCTTTGTTTTCTGTTTATTTTTGACATTTCTTTTCACTTCCCAATAGCTCGAAGCCTATGACTTTGCCTTCTTTGTCAAAGTCAAAGATGATATCCTCATTTCTCACAGTTACCAGAGTCGAAGCACTACTCTCATACACGCCTTTCCCAAACCTTACATAACATGTTTCTTTTTTTATCTGCTGTTCGTGGCAATGCTTCATTTTTTCACAATTTCCTTTATTTCTTTCTGGCAGCTCCCACACAGATAACATCCTTTCTTGCATGGCTTTGTAAGCCATTCTTCCGTTTCTTTCTGCATGTCCTTTATCTTTGTCTTGCCTTTGATGTCATGCTGCTGGTCGCAAATGCAGTTCGTATTCGTAATGGGATAAGTGCATACAATGTTCTTCATTTGGTCTGAAATTTTTTGCATAAATGTTTTCACCTCAATAATGCTGTGTATAAATTGCCGTTTCTTTTTATCAGTCCCATCGTATTAAGCTTGCTCAATGAATTGGAAAAGCTTCCGCTATTAACCGAATAACCACACATAAGAGCTATCTGCCTCTTCGTCAGACCATTTGAGTGTTTTAGTAATATTTCGTATGTTTTTTTTGGCATACCGCCAAGTTTTTCAAGCATTATGTTTGATTCTCCCGATATGTATGTATTCATTGCCTGAAATGTTTCTACATTGAGTGCATTCTTTATTTGTTGTATGATCGCATTAAGCCTGTTTATTTCGGTATCTTTGCCTATAAGTTTCGATTCATAGTCATTCCGAAGATTTGTTATTTCCTGCTTATAATTTATTTCTTCATGCACTATAGGCATGTCCTGATGTGCAAGCATCTTTTTCCCCTTTGAAAATGACTGTTTTGCGCTCATGACAGTAGTAAACTTCTCTATGAATTTCTGAACGTCTGTCTGCGTCAACGAAGGCATCTCGAACTTATTTCCAAGTTTTTCCCTGTCAGGATGAAACGTCTCGCGTTGCCGTATCTTTATCTTCTTGAATATGTTCATGAACTCCGGAGACCATATCCATCCTTCGCCTTTTGGAAGATGCGGAAGCGATTGCATGAATGCGTCGAAGTCACCTTCTGCAGCATGATATTCAACCCAATCCTTCAACGCCTTTCTGTCTTGCGGACTCACATTCTGGAACGCAAGAAGAGTATCAAGTTGCGTAAGAACATCCTTGTTTATTGTTGCTGCACGCTGGTTTATGAGAGTCACGCCAAGCCCCCTGTTCCTTCCCATCACGACAAGATTACTCACTGCATTAAAGCATTTTGCATTTCCTGACATCACTCTTTGCGGAACAAATTCATGCGCCTCTTCAATGAATATATGACGTGGCGTATTGTTTATCCGTATAATTTCCTCGCTGAACTCTGTTATAAGATGACGCTGTGCAACTTTCGGCATCCCGAATGTTGATATTATGCATGAAATATTTTCTTTTACGACTGCTTGTGCAATTTGTATTCCCATGTCTCTCGTCAAAGCAATATCAGCATGATCTATCCCGAACACGACTATCGGAAGCCCGTTATCTTTTTCATTTTTATCAAGACGCAACCCCCACCACACATCTATCGGATCAAAGACAACGAACGGTATGTTGTTTTTGTAAAACTCTTCTGCCATGACTGCCCCTGTATAACTTTTTCCTGCCCCGCGCTTTGCAAGTATAGCAAATGTTTTCGTAGCCGCATTGATTGGAATGCTTATCGTCCCGATGTTTATTTCTTTCATTTTTTGTGCCTCTTTTTCCTTAAACGCAAAGATTCTTTTCGTTTTTGCTTTTCCAGCCAGTACTGTTGTTTTGTCTTTGCCATGTTATCCCCTTGTTATTACAAATCCCGGTTCTATCGGTTTCGGAGGCTGATGCGTCCATATCCACAACGCCACGAATATTATCATCAGCAGGATCATGACTGCGAATGCCACCAACGGCCTGTGCTCATCTTTAAGTTTCGTAATGGATTCCTCCTGTAATATTCGCATGGACGTATTGACTGCGTGTTGCCATGCCTAAAGGCATATCAAGTCTTTCAATTCCTAACGGCATATCTATACTCCTCCAAGCATCTGCTTCAGCCTTGTAAACCTGCTCTCACGATCTGCCCTCGACTGCTTTGCAAGTTCCAACAGTTCTCCGCGCCCTTTTCTCTTGTTTGAAACCTTCAACTGAAGATAATTTGTCAAAAGTGTTTCAAGCATATTATTCTTCGTTTTTTCCGCTATCGAATAAAGCATCGCGCATAAATTCAACTGGTAATCCGAAAGCTCCGTCATGAGCTTTATGTTTTGTGACTTCGCGAGTATCATGGCGACTTTGGCGAATGCTTCCTCTGTCGTGATTGAATCCTCATCAGACAATGATCCCAAGTTTATCGTAACAGGAGGCTTGTTTTCCTTCATGATCTGGCGCGCCTCTTTCAGCTTCTCTATCTTTTCGTCATCAAGTGAGTCTGCTATTGTTTCCGCCTTGTCTGAATCTGATGCTTCTCTTCTTGGCCGTCCTCTTGGACGCTTCTCTTCCTTTCCTTTCACGAAGTCATTCAGGTATGCATTTTCCGCATCTGTCCCTTCTATCTGTTCTTTCGTCTTCATCCCAACACTCCTGAATTGATTATTGCGTAACCCCCAAGCCCGCCTATGACAAGACCGATTATCATGAATGCTATTGCCATTCCCATGCTTGTCGGAGGGCTCAAGAACTGCTTAAGTGTTGCATTCTCAAGAAGCTTGGGCAGATTGTCCGGTGTTGTCACTGGATGAATGCCATCATCATGAAACTCTTGCTCTATCACTACGTCATGCTTCACGACATGAAACGGCCTTCTTGACCTGAAAAACATTCCCTGCATTATCGTTGTCGGAAATGCATCGTCAACCTGAAAAGACTTTTTGCCTATCTTTGCAAGCCCATCCTTTACCTCTGCATTCTTCAACTGCGCCTGCTTGTTTGAATTGTAATAAAGAAACACGGACTTCTTCGCGTCCTTTATGTCAAGAGCCATGATGAAGATGAACAGGAAGAACATCTCCGATATGACTGCTATGCCTATGAACAATATAGGATCGATTCCGAATATCAACTCTGTGATGATAATCCCTCCTTCTCTATCTTGTCAATATTCACGTCCGAAAGCGTGTTTATCATGAGTGCCAATGCTTCCCCTTTCATTGTCAGTGTGTAGTATTTCATTCCCTTCCCGTCGTATTCCGACTGTATGAAACGGTTTTTCTGAAGATATCCCGCCATTCTTGAAAAGGCTGCTCTGGTATCAAACAAATTAACGTCATGCCTTGAAAGTTTCTTCTTTAACAAGAGCAGAAGAAACTCCTGCTGGTTCTTGGTCAACACAAATTATATACACCTGTCATGTTTTTTAAATACATGGTATGTCACTAACATTTAAGTATGTCATGTTTCCTGTGAAGTTCGCCATCGTGTAGTTGAATTGCCCTATATGACATACCTCAATGACTTCCGGCTGCATACGAAAGGCAATCAACACCATGACAACAAGAAAAAGGCAGTCAACGAACAGACGTATTACCGGCTCATACTCCATAAAACGCGGCAGAAACCGCTTTAGAACGGCTTTTGTCAACACATAAAAACCTTCACTACAAAATATTTAAATGAAGATTTACCTGCGTGTCTTCTTTGTCGCATGCCTCTGCCTTATCATGCTGTATCTTTACTCCATGCCCACGCCCATGATCGAAAATGACATCAAGTTATTCGCCGTTTCCCTTCCTTTATTGAAGTTCACATACTATTCATTTCGCCAATACGAAAACGAACTCAAAAATAATACATCCCGTTTAAATGAAATGAAAACAAAAGAATAAACGGAGGTTGACTAAAACATGGCAGAGAAACTAATCGTAGCGGCCATAGAGGTTATATTGGCCTTAGTTCTCGTACCCATTATATACACTTTCAGCGTCAGTGCGAACGTTTCCGCAACGCTGGCGACAGTATTGGCGTTGGTTCCGCTGGTATTCGTGTTCGCTGTGGTCTATAATGCGTACAAGCAGCTTACAGGCTAAAAAGAATCTTAGGGCTTTTCCACGCCCCGCTTTTTCTTTTTTCTTATAATATTCTGCATGCCTATTGGCATGCCATTCCTAAAAAACAAAACAAGTGTATAATAAGATAATATCCGCATATGCCTAAAGGCATCCAAGCCCCAAAGTCATCTTTTTATTTGTGTTAGTGCAATAATCTTGCATGGCCAACGGCAAGATCATCGCAGCAGGTCTTCTGACTACGCTGACAGGCTTTGCACTTATCGCTTTTCTGCAGCCTTTCTATCCGAACAACGACCTTGCATCGCTTTTCATGCCTGCCGGCATGATGCTGATCGGCATTGTCGTTCTGGTTAAAGGAGTGTCTTCACAATGAATAATAATATTTGCACTGACATGTCACCAACTCATCGAAGTGCCTATGGGCATAACGAGGTCTTACAATGACATCAAAAGGAAACATTCAGTCAATAATAGCATGGCTATTCATGGCAGGCTTTCTTGCTCTTGCACTGTGGATCATGACTGCAGGATGGATAACTGGAACAATGCAAACAATCGGCATAGTCAGCATAATGCTTGTCTTCATGGGAATAGCTGCTTTTACAATATACCGGAGATAAAGTAATATCCGCATGAACGTATTGACTGCGTTTCACCATGCCTAAAGGCATGTAATATCCGCATTGTTATGTAAACAACATATTACAATGCCTATAATTTTATCATGCCTGTAATAAGCACAATCCATCCGATCACATGAAGCATTATCGCAATGATGAATACGGCTGTAACAAACACTCGATAAAGATTCTTTCTCTCTATGACAGGTTTCATACTTTCAAACCCATTAAGCACAAAAAGAATGAATAGTGCATACAAAAACGGGCTTATGTTCCACATCCACAGAACCATCGGATTGCTTTCATACCGGAGGCCAAACGCACTGATCCCCACGAACGTGAACGCAAAGTCCATCACTATCAGATAAGGCAGTATCATCATAATATCCGCATGGATGTATTATCTCCTTTAACCATGCCTATTTGACACATCAATCTGACGTATCAATCACTTTTTCCTTTCAAAATAATACTTAGTCGCCTCTTTGGAATGGTCTATATCTTTCAGGAACGCATTATAGTTTTCTGCTACTGCACGAACCTGAAATTGCTTGAGTTCAACATCATGCCTATCAACCAATTTTTTATCCAGATAAATTTCTATTTTCATTTCAAATCCCTTCTAACTTCTTTGATAGTTTTACCACACTACACACACTTTGTAAGCTCTTCTACATATTTTTTATGTCGGCTTGTGCAATGTTTCTTTCCCTGTCTGATTCTTTCTCTTGACCAGCAGGCATTGAATGATATTTTGTCATTCATTTCTTCTCATCGTCCTTTTCCTTGAGGGACTTGATTCTTGGTTTTATCATTTCAAGAACCGAAACACTTAAAAATTGTAAATCTTTCATAACATCGTTCAGGGCTTTTTGATAGCC